GAAACACGACGTTCGGCGCGGCGACCGGCAATGCCTGTGGCATTGCAAGGAGCCGATCGGTGAGCGTCTTGAAGATGATTGCGTCGGTGCCTGCCGCCATGTATCGGTTACCTATGTCTGAACGGCCGCCCCTCACCGACGATGAAGCCTATGAACGCATTCATGCGGCTCTGCTTGCCCTGGGTCGTGAGAAAGGTGCAACGGTGCGCGCGGATACGAGCCTGAAGGCCGCTCGAAAGGCGCTGACCTTGCTGCAGCTTGGGCTAGTGGCAGCTATGGAAAAGGGAAGCGGCGCAAACGCCGCGGTCAAAGCCCCAGACGCGCCTTCAACTCAGCGGCCTTTCGATCAACGATAATCGGCCAGTTCTGTGCGGCGAGTCGGACAAAGCCGTCTGCCGGTTGTCCATTTGCCCCATATTCTCGGTAGCCCGCATAGGAGGCGGTATAGCCGAAATAGAGGGTGTCGCCGATGTCAGCCCCGGCGATGACCGCTTCGATCTGCCCGAAATCAGGCGTGTAAGTGCCTCCCGCGACCGGCTTGGCGGCGCCGATTGCTGGCATGGAAGTCGAGGATGCGAGCAGTGACGCGCGCAGAAAACCGGTGTCCACCCGCATCCGGCCGCCCTGACCAACCGGCCTTTGCATTTCCTCTACGACCTCCTGCGTCGCCTCCTTGAAGATCGCTTCGACGGCACCCTCGACCTTGTCGGCCCATTGCGCGACAGCGGCGCTAAAGGAGAGTGTTGCCATCAGACGACCTCAGCACGGTACCGGCGCACGAGCGCCCCGATGTGATCCACCTTGTATTCGAGCCGGCATCGGCAGCCGGATATCTCAGATATCGGCGCGCGCGGGTCGCCCGGGAACCGGAGAAGCGCACCGGACGGGCTCTGAAACACCTCGTCCATGCCGACGCTCTTGCCATTCAGAACACGATGGGTGTGCCGCACCCGGTTGTCGCCGGCCGATCGCCATACCTTCGTGACGTCCTGCGCCTGGACCTTCCCGGCTTCGATCTGCTGCCGCATCGCTTCATCGCGGGCGGAACTGAGCGCCATCATGGTTTCGGTCCGCGCCAGCATCTCGCCGCGGAGAAGCAGGTTCTTGTCGCGCAGCCGGCCGATGATCTTGGCCAGCCCCTCCCCGGTAACCGGCTTGCCCGCTCTAATCGCGGCCATAATGGTGCGATCGAAGCGCTTGTCGCGCGTCTTGAGCTCGAAATACCGGTTCATCAGTTCCGGGTCGCCGGATGCCAAATGAACGCGGGCGCGCTCGATGAACTCGATCTGGTACCGCGTCAGCCCGATCACGCCGCCTTCCCTGCGGCCGGTGACGCGGCTCTGCCGGCCGACGACGTCGAGGGCCGTCGATCTCGGGTTGGCGCCTCTGGCAAGCCCCTGCTCCAGCGCCTGGCGGATGCCCTGCAGCTGGTCATCGGTGATGTGCATGACCATCGTCGATGACAGATCGCGCAGGATCGCCTCGGCGACGGGATTGCGGACGCCGAAGCGCCAGATCACGCGGTTGCCCTGAGGGTCCATGACCTTTGGCAACTCGCCGACAGCATTGGTGCCGCCGGCGTTGAACGCCTCCTGCAGCGCGATTTCGAGCGCCGAGAAAGCCTCGGGCTCGATCTGGATCGCCTCGACCGCACCGTTGATGTCGCCACGCTCAAGCCGCTCGATCACGCGCGCCAAAACGATCGACGAGCGGATTTCCTCGATTGCCTCGCGAAAGGCAGCCGCAAGCTTTGGCTCGTATGCACTCAGCAACTGATCGAAATTCATTCAAGGAACCCGTGTATGAACCGGAAAGGCCTCTATTTCGCGGTCGCTATGCTTGTCGTGGTCACGATCGCTTTGGGCACATATGCCTATCGTCTGGATCCGAGGTCAGGTGTTGAGGTGACGATCACTGAAGATCGGCTCTCGATGCGGGACCAATAAGATTCACGCTGCCATTCGTCCCTGGACGATGAAGACAACCGGCGTGATGCCGTTGCCCCATGAAAAAGGCCCGCCGACGCGAGCCTTGAACTACTGCAAAGATCTTTTTGCTTTATCGCAATCGAGAAGCCACAACGGCAAAGATCAAAGCGAATGCGCCGAGCACTGCCAAAACCTGCTTGGCGTAAAAGCAAAAGTCTTGGCACTTTCGCCAGAAACGGCCGACCGGTGAATGGGAATAACCTCCGACATCATTGTTAGCCGCGTCGCTCGCTGCCATCCACCCAAAGAAGTATTGCAAATAGTCAATCAAGACGGTGAGACACCCCAAAGCAGCAGCAAAAATGATTATTCCGGCAATACCTCCAGGAAGGGACGTATAGAATTTACTGTCGGTTGAAATCAGCGCGAAGCCGACTGCCGACAAGCCGAAGCCGATATTTCTGGAAAGCTCCCCAACTTTTCCTGAAAAATAGTTTTGGTTCTCTCTCTGGGCAGCTCGTAGCTCTTCAGGCGTCTTCATCTGCTATCATCTCCGCCGAGGGCCACCCCAACCGTCATCGCTGACTGCCCGTTTCAATTCGGTGCTCGCTGAAAACTTCGGCAGCTTGCTGGCCGTAATCTCAATTTCAGCTCCGGTGGACGGGTTGCGGCCCTTTGAAGCTTTACGGCGGGAAACGGAGAAGCTGCCGAAACCGGCAAGCCGTACGTCTTCACCCCTTTTTAACTCTGACTGGATCGTTTCGAATATCGCATTAACAGCAGATGAAGCAGCTGCCTTGGATAAACCGGTCTTTTCCGCAATTGCTGCGACTAATTCCCGCTTATTCATTTCCCCCGCCCCGCCCCGAGCCGACCGTTGGTTTGGTTACCTATTTATTGTTTGCAGAGCGCTCACGTGCAAGAGCTTCTTTGCTGACTATGAAGCAGTACGTCCCTGCACGATGAAGACGACCGGCGTGATGCCGTCGTATTTGTTTGGGTCGCCGGCAACGATGGCGTATTCGGCGCCATTGGCGGTGACGACGTCGCCGACTGTCGGCTCGATCGGGGGGCCCGCGGCGGAAATGTAAATCTGCATGTCGCCGGTCTGGATGGCCGTGCCGTCGATGTACCGGGCCTCGAAGGCCATCGGGACGAGCGTGGCGGGATACGATGTGACGACAGGATCGCCGCCGTAGATCGGGTCCGGAGGCGTGATCCGCTTCACAGTAGCGGCTTGACCATATTTGGCGATGAGGCGCTGCGCCGTCGCCTGCATGCGTGCATAGATCGGGTTCGCCATCCTTCGCCCTTCCTTTTCGAGAGCTCAGCCATATTTACGTCTTCACGGCCGCAAGGCTCTTTGTTCAGGATCGGGGGACATGTCCGCCGCAATCAGCATCCTCGTCACAATCCTATTCGTCATAGTTTTGCTCTATCTCGTGCAGAAGCTTCCGATCGACTCTTCGATGAAGCAGATGGCTCAGATCGTCGTTCTGATCGTCGGCGCAGTTTCGTTGCTAAGCTCTCTGGGCGTGTTCTGATCGGAGTAGCTACACCACCAACGCACCCGGCAAGACCGGCGTCAGGAACGGCCAGAGCAGCCCCTCGATCGTGGTCACAACGGGCGTGGCGAGCGCGACCAGATCATCGATGTCTGTTGAAGAAGAGGTTGAATATTCGACCTCAAGCTGTCCAATCTTTTCGCGTTTCACCGTAGACGTGCCGGTGACGACCGGCGAAAGGCTGCCCGGGTTCGTGAGCTCGAGGAATGCAGCCTCATAGGATGCGTTGATGATCGCCACGGGGGTTTCGCCCGAGGGTATCGCCTCGCCGTAATAGGTCGTGGCACCGGTGCGCGGCCATGCTCTCTCCTGAGAGTACCCGCCGGTTCGCCGGCCGCTGAACCGCGGCTCATAACGATCGATCACCAGAGAACCGCCCTGACGGGCTGCGGCCTTCTGGGCATCGGTCGTGCCATCGGGAAAGACATAGCCGGCTTCGGTTGCGTAAGCCGTGAAGCCGTCGTTCGTGCCGTAACCAGCCATGTCTGTCTCCGATGCAAGAATAGGCCCGGCAGGTTACCGCCGGGCTGAATGTCAGGGCTGCGTTGCAAGCTCTTCCAGAGCCGCGACGATCTCGTCTTTGGTGCCCGGCGTCTTATCGCCGAGCAGCTTCTTGGCAGCCGACTTGAACGACATGAACTGGACGTTCGGGTCCTTCGCCATTTCGAGCACTTCCAATGGCGTCTTCGGGCCGTCGCCGTCCTGGTTGCTGGCCGACTTGGAGACGCCGTCGATCTTGAGGAAGCGAAGGCGCTTGGCCTTTTCGAGATCGACGCCTTCAAGATCGACGTCGCGGGTCTCACCCGGTGGGATGTAGACCGCCCGCCCCTGGGAGCGGACGCCCTGCAGCGCCTTGCTGTTGTTGGTGATTTTCATGGCTGATCCTCCGGTTACGGTGCGGTGATTTCGTCGCCGTAGGCGGCAGCACCGGGCAGACGCCATTCGGTACCACCGGTACGGGCGATGATGCCGGTTTCGAAGCCCATGATGGACTTCTGGCGCGGCTG